TACTAGATAAGAGACTAATAGTCAATCTACTCAAACAGGCACTTAGAGAAACTAAGCCTAAGAGAACCTATAAACGTAATAATAGATCTAAGAATTCAGCTACTAAGAATGTAAATAAAAAGGTAAAAGCTTGATATTTATATTATATAACGATTGGTACTGCGGGTCAGTCGGTTATAAGTTAAAACTAATGTTTAACAAATTTAAAATCATTTAAGGAGATTATTATGACAACACTAAAAGTAGACACGCCTTTCGGCACAAGACTATTCCCAACAGATTTATTATTTAAAAATTTCTTTGATAGAGCATCAGCTTTTCAGAGTAATATAGATTCTAAGATTAACCATCCTGTAGATATTATTCTAAAGGAAGAATTCTTAGTATTTGAAATAGCAGCTGTAGGATTAGAGAAAAAAGATATCGAACTTCAGGTTGAAGATGGAAACTGTTTAAAAGTTTCTTATACTAAACCAAGTATAGATTCAAATAATTCAGAAATCGATGCAGGACAATATATACATAAAGGTATTGCAAAGAGATCGTTCGAACTAGGATGGAAAATTAGTCCTAAGTTTGATTTAACACAGATTGACGCCAAGATGGAATATGGGTTACTAACAATATCAGTACCTATTACTCCTGAAAGTCGTCCAAAAACTATTAAAATAAAATAGGTTATAGACAATAAATAAACTGGCCCGCAGGCTAATGGTTATAATATGAACTCATACAATATATTTTACAACGGAAATGAAGCTTATCATGTAATTAGAACTATTAAGATGCAAGATTGCAATCCTAGAAAGTTCGGAATATTGCGTGATGATGAAGAAGCATATATGAAAATATTACTTGTATGGAGAAATCATCACAATTGTGACCATGTATTAAGGCAAAACGACCAATTTATGCTATGTAGAACGATTAAAGATGTTGAAATTATAGAATAATGTATGAAGATTACGATATTTATATATGACTGTTAGTACTTTTATTAGCTGCTCTTATGGACGAGGGTTCGACTCCCTCCATCTCCACAAATAAGTATACACAACGGGGATGAATTGGAATTTGACAAAGAGATAAGGGTAAAAGGAAGGTCAACGCAATTAACTGGCGAACAAGTTGAACTAGCAATGGCTGCCTGATAAGGTACCCAGAGCGAACGGTAAAAAGAAGCCATGTCGTTAAAGCTTCGGTGGTTTGAGGTAAAATATAAAATGAAGGTGTTAGGAATTCTTCCTTCGAGTTGTTTGCGTCTGAAGACGTCACAGACAGTTAAAAGAGTTCAGCTGGGTTGGGAAGGTGGAAATATTAAAAAGGAAAAATATGTACGAATACAAGACATGGTTGATTGATGATATATTAGATCCAAGTTCTGACTTTTGGAAGATTGGCAGTAAAATGGAACTTGATAGCCTTTTATCTCGTATTTCTCCTTTACAAACAAAAAAGCTGTTTAAAATAACTAAAGAAGATCCAGTAATGGATAAATTTTCTGAGTTTATTGACTTCTTTTCCTCACTATCAACTGATGCAGCTAACGAATATATAGAGTTTGTAGAAGACAACGAAGCTGATATATTATCTGACCAAGTTTGGTTATTAGTTGATAAACAAGATAGACGAGAATTATTTGATAGCGATGTTAATACATTTGATTTATGGTGGAGTTCATTACACCATTCAGAAATAGAATACTACATGACAAGACTTGTTGAAAATAAAAGGTTAGTTAGCCCTAAGAATGTCTTATCATTTGTAAAAAGACTACAAATATTAGGAGAAAAAACAGATCCTACTAGAAATATAAAATATTATCCGCTAGAAGCAGGAAAGTTTTTAACAATACAAATGATAGGAGACAAATTAGCTATCAGTAGTAGAGACGTTAAAAAGTTAGACTCTGTAAAAAACCTTTTAGTATCTAGAGGCAATATATTTATAGAAGAACGATGTAAAACCAGCCCACAAGGCGATAAGATACACACTTATCTATTTTTAACAAAGAGTGTATAGTTATAATTATATAAAAGAATAAATATGAAAACAAAAAGAAAAGTACAACCATTATTAGAAAGAGCAAGCCAATTAATATATAGTCTAGAGAATGTAGTTAGAGCTAGAAAGGCTGACGAAAAATTTGTAGTCGAAAAATTAGTAATTATCAAGGAGTTACTAAAAAAAGTAGAAAGTAACATAAATTTAGAACATGAAGGATAAACTTTTACCATATATAATAGCCTTATCAGCATTAGCTGTATCGGGTTCTGCAGCTTTTTATTCGGTATACGGACTGAGTATGTTATTTGCAGGAGCCAGCTTACAGGTTATTATTATGGCAGGTAGTCTTGAGTTTGCAAAATTAGTTGTAGCATCACTATTATATCAATATTGGGATACTATAAATAAAGTTTTGCGTTTTTATTTAGGTGTTGCATGTCTTGTTCTTATGATTATAACTAGTGGAGGTATATACGGATTCTTATCTGGAGCCTATCAATCAACAGCAACAAAATCAGAACTACTTGATAAGTCATTATCAATATTAAAACAAAAACAATTCAGGTTTGAAGAGTCTAAACAAGATATTAAATATGAAAAAGAAAGTCTGACTAAATCTATTTCTGATTTAAGAATATCTCTGTCAAATCCAGCTCAAGTACAATACATAGATCGAGAATCAGGCCAATTAATAACTACAACCTCATCGTCAAGTAGAAGAGCTTTACAAAATGAATTAGCTACAACATTAGAGGATAGAAATATTATAAATGAAAAATTGGCTGCAATTGAAGATTCTATAACAAAGACTGATATGGCTATATTAGATAAGCAAGTAGACAATGAACAAGAACGTGAATTAGGACCATTAAAATATCTTGCAGAAACAACTGGTAGAGATATGAATACTATTGTTAATTGGTTTTTATTAATGATTATATTTGTGTTTGACCCATTAGCAATTGCACTAGTAGTTGCAGCAAACATGGCATTTGCAATGCAAAAACCTAGAATAAAAATGTCTGTACCTGAAGGAATGGAGTTCAATACACCATATCCTATTGATTTAGAAGAGCCAATAGAGCCTACACTGAATAATCAAGAATTAGAAGGAACAGACCCAGATATTTACGGAGAAGATAGAACACATATGGTAAAGGACGAAAAAGGAGTTTACCGACCTATGAAAGTTAAAAAGAATATATAGAGGAATAGTTATGGAATATTATGTAGAATACAGGCCCGGAACAGCATGGAATGAAAGAAAAAATGCAACATATCGTTGGATGGAGTGCAAAAAATGTGGTGATATGTCAAAAGTATCGCAAGATACGACTGCCGTTACTTGTCCTACTTGTGTACAGGAAGGTCTATATGAACAGTTTGGTGGTCCAGATGTTACTCTAAAAAAATCTTCTGGTAGACCAAGAGGCTGGAAATGGATGGCAGTTTTTGTTGATAGAGATGGAACAGTTTATCATAAAGGAATAGAACAACCTGATTTAAAAGGTACCATAGAGCCTAGTAAAATAAAGGATAAAGGTAATAGACTTACTAAAAAAGATAAAGAAAAGATAAAGCTAGAAGCTGGAAGAAGGTTATTTAAACTTAAAAAAGAATACCAAAAGTTACGTTGGAAAAAGGACAAAAAGTCATTTGATAAAAATATCAAGTACGAATCTAGAATATTGGCCGGAAAATTTCCTAGAAAATTCAATGCCGAAGAGTATTGGGAAAAAAATTACTAAAACATTTTACCATGTAAATTTTTTTGTTTATATTATAACATATTAAAACTAAAGTAGAGAACTGATATGTTAATAAATATGACTGATAAACTAATTTACCAACGGGGTGGATCCACTAAAGAGGCAAAGCAAATAATATTTGAGCTTCCTAAAGAAATGACTTGTCATGAATTTAAGGTTATGTGTATACGAATGGCTCACGCAATTGGCTATCACGACTCATCTGTACGAGAAAACTTTGGTAAAATAGAAGATAAAAACTTTAAACATGATAAAAAACAACTTAAATTATTATTTGACTAATATGGCATTATACGACGAAGATATGGAACGAGAATTACCTGGAAAACAGGCAAAAACCGAAACACTACAACCACAAAAATCATCAGCTTGGGAAGAATCAGAACGAGGAGTATACATACCTGAAAGTGTTTTATATTTAGTAGGAGAAATTGCTGAATATTCCTTATTTGACTTTATGACTAAGGTTAGAACTATTATTAGAGAACGTGATGAATCATACAAAGATGAGGCATTAAACTTAATAATTAATTCACCAGGAGGAGATGTTTCTGAGATGTTTGGAATAATTGACTTTATGGAGTTGATAGATACAAAGGTAAATACAATATGTAGAGGCTCTGCACAATCGGCAGGAGCAATAATTTTAGCATGTGGAACAGGACAGAGAGCTGCATCTAAGCATTCAACAATCATGTTTCACCAAGGATCTACGTTCTCACAAGGAAAGCTATCAGATGTAAGAGCTGGCCTAGAATATTCTAAATCAGTAGAAGCTAAAATATATACATTACTTGGTGAAAAAACAAAAAAACCAGCAAATTGGTGGGAAGAAAAAATGAAGTCTGACTTTTACTTAACTGCTGAAGACGCCTTAGAATTAGGTGTAATAGATACAATAGGATAATTATGAATTTTACAGAAGAACAATTACTACAAAACTGGAATACTTTAACGTCAAAAATTGATAAGACATTTGATGGCGATAGAAAAGTAAAATTATTAGAAATGTACGATGGATTTGCCGATCGAATGATGATGGCACCTGCATCTGGTATAGAACACTTTCACAATTGTTTTATTGGCGGATATGTTGACCATGTACTAAGAGTCATGGAATGTTCTGCAAAACTATATAATGTATGGAAAGGCATGGGAGCAGATATGAGTGGTTATACAACTGAAGAACTTGCGTTTTCTGCGCTTAATCACGATTTAGGTAAAATTGGAGATATTGAGAATGAATACTATGTACCAAATCCAAGCGAGTGGCACAGAAAGAATCAAGGTAAGATATACAACGTTAATCCAAATATTCAAAATATGTCAGTTCCATACCGTAGTTTATGGCTTTTACAAGAGTTTGGTATAAAATATAACCAAAATGAAATGATCGCTATAATGACCCATGATGGTTTATATGATGAAGGAAATGCTGCATATCTTAAGACATGGGACAAAGACAGAAAGCTTAGAAACCATATGCCATTATTACTACATCAAGCTGACCATATGGCATCAATGATTGAGTTTGAGCATTGGAATAAAGGTGGCAAAACGGCTTCAGCTCCACTTGTAAAAAACTCCACACCTACATTTAAGAAAAAGGCGCCAAAAATTTCTAATGCAAACGATAGTGCCCAAGATCTATTTAAAGATTTATTTGGAGATACTAAATGATATTGACAATTATCATATTATCAATATTATTAATATTTTTAGGCTATGGAATATATAACCTTTTAAAACAGTTAGAAAAATACGAAGAAGCAATAGAGAAATCAGATTCTAGTCTTAATGAAACTCAAGAAAGTCTAATTTCTATTTTAACTAAAATAAGAACTATAGATAGTAAAGGTATTTTTGAAAACGATGATGAAGTAGGACAAGTCTTCAAACAAATATCAGATACTATTGACAAAATTGAGACTTTAAATGACTAATAAACAAGGAAAATTATCACCAATAGAACAGTTTTACGAAGACCTAGCTATACAACAAGCCGAAGAAGCTAGAATTGCTGCAGAAGCCGCTAAAGGTAAAAGAAGAGGTCGACCTAGAAAAAATAAGATGTATTTTACACCAATAACGGAAGCAGCTATTATTGCATATAATAAAGATCCGGAATCTCCATTAAGAAATAAGGTGTTTAACGAACATATACATAGAGCGTTAGATAAGCTTTCTGAAAATATTATTCATACCTTTAAATTTTATTATTTTGACTATGGAGCAAGAGAATTAAAACAAGAAGTAGTTGCATTTATGCTTGAAAAACTACCTAAATTTGTTGAAGGTAGAGGTAAAGCCTTTTCATATTTTAGTATTGTTGCAAAAAATTATTTGATTCAAAACAATAATAAAAACTATAAGGCACTTAAAGAAAAAGCACCTGTTGTTGTTATAGATTCACAACGAGATTTAACAAATGAACAAATGAAAAAGGACTTCGATGACCAAAGAGCAGCTTTCATGGAGTCATTTATAGAACACTATGACAAAAAAATACCTAAGGTTTTTAAAAGCGATCGAGACAAGAGAATAGCGTTCGCGGTACTACAATTATTTAGAGATAGAGAAAGTATTGAAAACTTTAACAAAAAAGCACTATATATTATGATTAGAGAAATGACAAACACTAGGACACAGTACATAACGAAGGTTGTCAACATAATCAAAAAGGAATATTCAGAGACATTCCAAAAATATCAAGAAGCAAGGATAAATATCTAGATGTATATTTTAGTATATTTAATTTTGAAAACGGCCAATAGTGGCCACACAACGTTACTAGCATAACAATTAAAAAAGGAGAAAATTTATGAAAAATTTATTTTTAACATTAACATTAGCTTGCGCAACATTGTTTGCAGGAGCTCAAAACTTTATGGTTATTACAACCTATAATGCACCAGAGGATGGAGCAGATTTCGAGCTTTCAAGCTTAACTGACAATATGGGTATCGGATATGTATTAAACGATACTTGGACTGTTGGTCTAATCGCTGCCGGTGAAGATTCAGTAGGAGACAAAAACTATGACCTATTCGGCCGTTACAATTATAACGCGAATATGTTTGTTTCTGTTCAAGCACCAACTGAAGAAATGATGGACAACTTAACAATTGGTTTAGGTTATTCATTTGTAGTATGGAAAGCTCTAGCAGTAGAGCCAAATTATACATTAGGTCTTAAAGAAGACTCAAACGGAGATAGAGAGGGTACGTTCAACTTAGGGTTGGCATACCGTTTCTAAACATTAACAATTAGTCAATGCTAGTGGCAATAAACAAGAGGAGAAATCAAATGGATAATGTAATAAAAATGATTACAGGATTTTTTGGCGGATTAACAACAATTCTAATGGCAGTATTACCAGTAACGATCTTATGGTTCGTTGTAACAGGTGGTGATGTATTTGGAATGGATGTAATTGCGAATTTAACATCATTAGTGGATGGATTCGGACAAGGTGGTTTTACTGGATTAGTAGTATTATTAATCGTAGCATCATTTTTTGTTAAGAAGTAATTAA